GGTTAGTACATGACCTGTAGAATTGTTAGACATGATATGTCTCCAGATATTGAGAGATCGGAATGATCTTCTCCTTGGCTGCGAAGCAGTAGTAGTAAAGATAGTTTTAGTATGAGGTATGGGGGGGGTAGTTCCTTTGCTCCATCGTGCTTCAGTGTAAGTACTGACTCCATACTAATTTTAAAAATAATGAAAAATAATGACCTTACTTTTTACTCAGGTAATATGAATACTGTCCATTAGCAAAGTCTAATATACGATTTTTAAAAATAGCACCCATAAAAAAGCCCCCAATTAAGGGGGCTAGTTTAATTACTTTATTTATTATGATACGCCTACGGTCGGTGAGCAGGGGGTTGGGTAGTAACTATTATGACTATTACTGATTAGCTAAGGAAGCCCTAGCGTAGCCCCGTAGGGGTGAAGCGTATGGGCTGACTGGGGAACAAAGAGACTAGATCTAGTATCTGTAGAAATAAGTCTTTTAGATCAAGTAGTTAACATACGTTTCGTTACCCTATAGGGTAATTACATATTAAATAGTGCTTGCAATAGTTATAAAGAGCAATATAATGCCCTCTATGAAATACTTCAACAAGTTCAGCAGAGATAGAGAAGGTCCTATGCGAGCCATAACCAAACCTATAGCATCCCATTTACTAGTTAGATTAATCCCCTACCTTAACCGTGTTAACCAGTACAGAGCCTCTAGAGACCAGATGGCAGAAGACATGCAGATACCCAAGAGAAACCTCAGTAATGCCCTTAGAGACCTGTACAGCGCCGATGTAGTACGTAAAGTAGATAAGGCCACCTACATGGTTAATCCTGAGGTTACCTATGCAGGAGATGACAGACAGGAGGCAGTGATCACTTACCTATGGGATGGGTTACCCTCCAAAGTACCTATGGAGACTTTAGATGACGTATGAATTTGCAACCTCAGTAGGGGCTTGCCACTATCAAATGCAGGAGAAGTTTCATTCTGAGACTCGGATATTTGCTCTACTGTGCCTAGAGTCTACACCTTACAATCGGGCGCATTTAACCCAAAAAGAAATTGCAAACCGTCTTAACTTAGACAAGACCACTGTGATTAGATGTATTAAAAGCCTCAGAGAGCAGAGCTTAATTAGATTAGTTAAACAGAGTGTCTACATGCTTAACCCTTACCTTGTACTTAGAGGACGACAGTATGTTGCTTACCAAGATTGGGATAACTTAAAAGGAATCAACAATGACTAGTAAAGTATTTTTAGGCGGTACCTGTGCAGAGTCCACTTGGAGAGCAGAGTGACATGTTATTACTTAACAACGAATGGGCAGAGAAGCTCCTGGAAGATTACACTAGTTATCCTGCCAGTGAGACTGTAAAGCTTAAGCATGGTTACTTGTATCTTCTAGAGGATACTAGTTATCCAGAATATATAAAATTAGGAATGACTCGTGACCTCAAAAGAAGATACCAAGAATACAACCAGCATAAGCCCTACAACACGGCAGAATTTACTGCAATTAGTGAAGTCTTCTCGGACGTATCATACGTTGAAAGAAAAATGCTTGAGATGCTCAAAAAGAGAATCATGCCTATTGCCTCTCGAAATGAATGGTTTGAAATAGAGCATAAAGAATTCCTCCTCCAAGCTGTAACTGAAGCTGAGTCCCACTTTCACCTATACATACCACACTAATCATGACTACTGAAATTACTACTAAAAAACCAGCTATTACTAAAGAGCAACTAATTAATGCTCTTCCTGACAAATCATTCAGAGGTAGGGTTACTGATGATATTGTAGATCTCATCAACTCAGAGGCAGACTCCGATCTAAGGCAGCAATTCAAAGATAACACCATTAGCTACATGAGTGTGCTACGAGAAGGGCGTATAGGCATGGCTGAGTACGTCAATGCTGTCAAATTCGTATCACATAGGCTCATGGGCTACAAAGTGCATGAGTCATGGATGAGGACCTTTCCTGAGCGGTATGAGAGGTTAGTTATGCAGCAGAAGACCCCTAAAGAGATCAGTCGTCATAGCTCAGCCTACAACAAGACCATGGCTGTTACTAAGATCACTGAGCAGACTCTGGTACCTGTACATATCCTGAATATGGATATGCACCAGGAGGCTATCAATGTCCAAGCAGAGCTCATGAGATCAGCCCGTAGTGAGACTGTGAGGCAGAAGGCAGCTGAGTGTCTGATCACCCAATTGAAAGCCCCTGAGGTGGCCAAGGTGGAGCTGGATGTGAACTATAGCTCTAGTACCATTGATGACCTTAAAGCCACTACAAAGGCTCTAGCACAGCAGCAGATGCAACTCATCCAGCAAGGACACTCCAATGCCCTAGAGGTAGCTCACAGTGAGATTGTGTCTAAGTCTGTACCAGAGGAAGACGTGATAGATGCTGACTACGAAGAAACACCACAAGGAGTATGGGGCAACTAATGATTATGATCAAAAAGAGTGTAGATGATTGGCTCAATGGAATCGATTACTCTACAGATTATGAATATGTACCTAGTGAGTTTGCTCTAGAATTTATCAACTTTATTAAGTTAGTTAACGGGGAGGAAGGTGAGGAGCACAAGTCTCCCGTTATCCACTACAACATGTTGGATAATATCCAGGGCAAGAAGGAAAATATAGCAAATATGTGTAGTCGTGGATTAGCCAAGACTACCCTCTTAGGTGAGTATTTATTTTTATATGTTGCCACTTATGGTGGTATTTCTGGGTTTGGGGAAGTCAACCTAGCTATCTATGTTTCAGATAGTATGGAGAATGGTGTCAAGAATATGCGGAAGAATGTAGAGTTCCGTTATGACAATAGTGAGTTTTTAAAGAAGTATATTACTTCTGTAAAATTTACAGATGCTAGGATGGAGTTTGTTAATGCTAATGGTAAAGTGTTAGTAGTTAAAATGTATGGCGCTAAAACGGGCGTGCGTGGAGCTAAGGAGATGGGTCAACGACCTACACTTGCTGTACTAGATGATCTGGTTAGTGATGATGATGCTAGGTCTCCTACAGTTATCGCCTCTATTGAGGATACTGTTTATAAAGCTGTAGACTATGCACTACACCCAACTAAGAAGAAGACAATCTGGAGTGGTACTCCGTTTAATGCTAGAGACCCCCTATATAAAGCTGTTGAGTCAGGAGCCTGGTACGTAAATGTGTACCCAGTATGTGAGCAGTTCCCTTGTGCTAGGGAGGACTTTAAGGGAGCATGGGGAGATCGTTTTAGCTATGACTACGTACAGAGTCAGTACGAGAAAGCAGTTAAGTCAGGTAAGTTAGATGGGTTTAACCAAGAGCTGATGCTTAGGATTATGTCAGATGAAGAGAGACTAATTAAAGATAGCGATATAGTTTGGTATAAGCGGAGCATGGTATTAAATAACCTAGGGGCTTATAACCTGTATATCACTACTGACTTTGCCACTAGTGAGAAAGAGTCAGCTGACTTTAGCACCATCAATGTATGGGCACTTAACAACAATGGGGATTGGCTCTGGATTGACGGGTACTGTAAGAAGGCTCTGATGAATGAGACGATAGATGCTTTGTTTAGTTTAGCTCAGAAGTACAGACCCCAGGAAGTAGGGATTGAGGTAACAGGTCAGCAGGGTGGATTCATTAGCTGGATTCAAAGTGAGATGACTAACCGTAATATTTACTTTGCACTATCTAACGGTAAGGGGTCGAATACCGTAGGTATTCGCCCTACTAAGGATAAGATGAGCAGGTTCCAGCAGAATGCTGTACCTCTGTTTAAGTCACATAAAATCTGGTTACCTGAGGAATTACAGGAAAGTGAAGAGTTGACTGAGATGCTAAATGAGTTATCCTTGGCTACTGTGAAAGGTTTTAAAAGTAAGCATGATGATCAGATCGATAATATTACTATGCTTGCTGAGCTAAACTCTTGGAGACCTTCTGAGTTATCTGTTGAAGTAGATGAGACCACTGGTAGATCAGGTGGTAGCATCTGGGGAGACGATGAAGACGAAGACTACGGTGAGAGTTCATACTTTGTTTAGGAGACGACATGAAAGCATACGAGTACATTAATTTCTTAGTTAATAGCGAGGCTTTCCAGCTAGCATTTAAAGATGTTGGGGACATGAGTCTCAACCCTACTGTAACACCTACTGATGAGCAGGTAGCTAACCAGGCACGCTTTGTCTCCTTCCTGAATCTAGCTAATATCGAGGTACATAAACGCTTTAGCTTAATCAAGCGAGACACTACTTTAGATATGGCTGTAGCTGGTGCAGAGTACTCTATGCCTACAGACTACCTTAATCTTATATCTGCTTACTACTCTGTAGATGGGGATGAGGTACCAATCAACAATGAGAAGAAGAATGTTGTTGAAGGTGTAGATAGAGCTGTATCTGTACTCTCCAGTGAGCCATTTAAGCTGAAGATCAAAGGGACAGATCTTAAGGAGCGTACTGACATTGTAGCCACATATGCTGCAGCTCCTAAGCTATTAACTAAAGCAGCTCATGATCTCAATGTACCTCAGGTGTACACAGAAGCTATCCTTAACTATGCAGCTTACAAAGCCCATAGTTCAGTGACTGGAGATATCAAGGCTGAGAACAATACCTACTTCATGAGGTATGAACGTAGCTGTAAACAGATAGAAACCTTCGGTTTAGTGGAATCAGATAATTTAGGATCTAACACTAAGTTAGAAGATAATGGCTTTGTCTAGTTGACAGGTTATAATTTCGCTGTATTATCGATGGCACTTGCACTGCCAAATGCTGAGAACAACCTCCAGGAGGAGTTAAATAATGGCATACTACGACACGATCAACCTCGTCTCTGGAGACGATAAACCAGAATTAAACTTCACGCTGCGTGATTCTAATACAGCAGCAGCAGGTAAAGTCCTGGATGAAGACGACGCTACAACGTGGGCCCCAATCGACCTAACTGATCAGATGGTACGGGTTAAGTTCCGCTCTTTGGGAAGCGACACCATATTAGATACCATAACATGTGGTAAATCCGCCCCTTACACGGATGGTAAATGCTTCATGCAGTGGAATCCCACAACTTTAGATGTTGATGCTGGTACTTACGAAGGCGAGATTGAGGCAGAAGACTCAACTGGGCGTAAGCAAACCATCTTTGATAAACTAAAGTTTAAGGTAAGAGCA